GAATACAACAGCAAATGGAGCGGAATGATAGTTCGCCATCTAACTAAAGAGGATATACCGAGATGCATCGCACTGGGCCATGAAATGTGGCAGGAGAGCGACTACCGGAATCTTCAGTACTCATGGGCTAAATGTTACAACCTTGGGGAGCAGGCAATTGACTCACCTGACATGTTATGGCTGGTTGCAATCAAGGACGGTGAGATCCTGGGGATGCTCGGTGCATCCATTCAGGAAACCTACTTCGGGCATGATAAGACCGCTACTGACTTCCTTGTGTATGTGCATCCAGCTGCCAGGGGATCGTCAGCTTTTTATAAGATGGTTAAGCGATATGTTGATTGGGCGAAGGACATGGGCGCGAGTGCCTGGTACCTATCAAACAGCACAAATATAGACCCTGAGATGACAGGCCGATTGTTTGAGCGGATGGGCCTGAAGCAGATCGGGGGAATTTACAAAGGAGAATAGTTATGTGTTTCGGTGGATCCCCAAAAGTAATGCCGGCTCCCTCGGCTCCCACTGGCGAAGACCCTGAAGTTCAGGAAGCGATCAGGAAACAGCGCGAGCTGATGATGCGGCGGCGAGGCAGGGCATCGACAATCAAGACCGGGCCTGCAGGGTTGATGGCCGGTGACAACAAGAAAACATTACTGGGCGGCGGCAGCTATTAAAAATGAACAGCCGGCGAAGAACCCCAAGCCCTTCAGCCGAAAGGGTATATGATCTCTCAACTGCACTCCGAAAGGGCAAGACCTTGAGGTATGCGCGGGAGGATCATACCCATGGTTCACCTGATGATCCAGCTCCAGACATACTGAGATATCTGCTTGGCACTACCAATCAGATCTATATTCTTGAGCGGGTTGATGGATATTTCAAGCTGTACCTTCCCCAGGATATAGGTTTGGAATCAGCGGTGCAGTTCGGCAGCGCCCAGATAGGAGATGTATCAGGTGGGGATTATGCTGGGATCGATGCCGATGGGATCCTGTCATTCAACGGACTTGCAAGGGTTAATTGGTCAAAGATAACTGCCAATGGTGTAACGCTGGGCGGTGGGCCGCCAACGAGCGCTGATGCGGTTGCAGATCTTCAGACGGCACATGACGGCAATGTCTATACCGTCACAGAGATCGCCAACAACCCAGGTCAGTATCTGATTGTGGATTTTGCTAATGTCGATGCATTCAACTGGGTTCAGCTTTTATTGCGATATTCAGGATCTTCTACCCATGCGCTGACCATTGCACTTGAGGTATCACCGTTTGATCTATCAACCTGGCACACATACAACATGGTTTTGGATCAGCCTGCAGATCAGGACTATCAGAATTATTCATTCTTTGTACCGGATGATTCACCATACATAAACAGTGGAGTAGTAAAGGTAAAAATAAGCCATGAAATTTCCGGTATAGCCGGACATACATGGCCCATAGATGTAGTGGCACTATATCAATAAACTTAAAGGAGGAATGAAATGAAGCGTTTAATGTTGTTACTTGCAGTACTGGCGATGGTTTTCCCGGCCCTGGCGGGAGCTACCAACTTCGGTGACCAGCTTGTATTTGAGGGTGGGTTCAGAACAGATACCAAGATCCTGACGGCAACCACTCAGCTGGGTGAAGAGGATTGCGGCAAGATCATCCTATGCGGTACTGATGCAATTGAGTTCGATCTGCCGGCTACCATTCTCGGCTGCGAGATGACATTTGTCAATATCGGGGCCGCAGGCAATAACGATGTAGAGATCGATCCGGCTGCAGCTGATCAGCTGTTCGGCACATGCACCCTGGCAGCTTCAGTTGTGACCATTGCAGGCGCGGCTGGGGAGTCGATGATCAATACAAAAGGCACTACGACCCGCGGCAATACCGTCAAGATTGTTGGCGATGGCGTAGACGGCTGGTACATCACCGGATGCACCGGCATATGGGCTGAAGCTTCGCCGTAATAAGGGAGAATCTGCTATGGCTGTTCGGCAAGATGAAAAACTAAAGCGCCTTGTAACGGCGCGGCAAAACCAACTGGAGCGCGATAAGAGCAACTTCGAAGATCGCCTTCAGGATGTAGCCGATTATGTATGCCCTCACCGTGACGATATTCGTGATGTTCTGAATAAAGGTGAGAAGAAGGGCCGCAAGATCTATGACGGCACCGCTGTATCCGCAGCCGTACTGGCTACTGACGGCATCCATGGCTATCATATCTCCCCGGCATTCCCATGGTTCAAATATGTAATGAGCAACAAGCAGGCCAACAAGATCCCTGAAGTGCGCGAGTGGCTTGAAGTAGTTGAGCATAATATGTACATGGCCCTGAACCGGAGTAACTTTTACTCTGAAATGTGGTCATACATCTATGACGGCTTCACCCTCGGCACCGCTCCGATGGCAATTCAGGAAGATGTGGGTGAGGGCCGTATCATGTTCGAGGCTGTTCACCCCGGTGAGTCTTACATCGCTGAGAACAAGTTCGGCGAAGTCGATCTCCATCACCGGAAGCGCAAAGTATCGGTAAGGAAGCTCGTCCAGATGTTCGGCAAGGATCTGCCCCAGGAAGTGCAGGATATGGCCGAGAGGCATCCATTCAAGGAGCTTGAACTAATCCATGCCTGCTTTCCCCGGGAAGAGTACGATGACCGGAAGCTTGATGTAATGAACAAGAAGTATGCTTCTGTTTGGATCCTTACCGGCTATCAGAATCATATCTGCAGGATATCAGGCTTTGATCGCTTTCCGTACCGAGGCACCTGGCGCTATCTCAGAACAGGCAAAGAGCCTTATGGTGTATCACCATCACACCTTGCGATGGCTGATATCAAGGGTGTTAACCTGATAGATAAATCGCTGCTCGGCGCTGGCCAGATGGCGGTTGATCCTGCCTATAATGTTCCGGCATATCTCCAGGGTCATGTGCAGCTGCGGCCCCGCGGCTTCAATTACATGAAGAACCAGGGTGATCAGATAACCCCGATCAATACCGGGCAAGGCTCATTCCCTATCGGCAGGGATATCAGGGAAGATAAGCGTGATGCCATAAGGAGCCGCTTTCATGTAGATACCTTCCTTATGCTTTCACAGATCAACCAGGGAACCGGTCAGCGCACGGCTTACGAAGTATCAGAGATGATGGCCGAGAAAGCTGCGGTATTAGGCGCTGAACTTGGCCCACTTGATACAGCCGTTGATTACATCCTTGAAGAGGTATTCGACATTGAAACTGCTGCCGGCAGGATTCCGGCACCGCCGCCGGTACTGGCCCAGATGGCAGAGGTGGATCCTACAATGCGGTTTGATCCTGAATTCCAAGGGCCACTGGCCCAGGCCCAGCGTGAGAAGTTCGGCAAAACCCCACTCAGGAAGTTTGTGGCAGAGCTTGCAGGACTCGCAGAGCTTGATCCCGATGTACTGGATGAGTTCGATCTCAGTAAGGCTGCACGACTATTGGCCGATGCCAACGGAGTGCCTGAAGAGGTTAAGCGCGATCCTACTATCGTTGCCAGGATCCGGGCGGCTAAAGCAGCTGCAGCCCAGCAGCAGCAGATGGCCGAAGAGATGGGCCAGGGCGTTGACATGATGAAGACGGCTGCCGAGGCTGACAAGGCTTCTGGCGGGGCGATTATGAATGCACTTGGTGAACAGGTGGGAGGGGTGCAGTAAATGTTAACCTTCACCTCAAAAGAGGTATGTGAAAGGCTCAAACTGAAAGAGAGAACGCTGAGAAAGTATGTAACTATAGGAGCAGTATTACCATATTCATATGGTGCTGGGCCAGGAACAAAGCATATTTTCAGTAATGAAAACATCAAAGAAATTGAGCGATTTCTAAAAATTGTTTCACAGGGAGTAAGCATAGAAACTGCGAGTAGAATAGTTTATCGGAATCTCAAACTGGATTTAGATTAAATGCGAAGACTTGAAACCTTCCCTGATAACTCAATAATAAGATCCTATCGCCGGGTATTCTCATCACCGGCTGGCAAGGATGTATTGGTACATATGCTCTTCGAACTGGGCTTCATGCATGAAACCCTGGACGATGGCGATAAGATCCTGAAGATGTACGCCGAGAGGCTACTGAATATCTTGGGCGGCGGCGAGCCTGCAAAGGAAACATTGCAGACATTCGCCATGACATTAATGAAGCAGCAACTGCCAAAAGAAAGAACAGAAGAAGATGGATAATCCCGGCCAATACAGGGCAATACCTATAGATGAATACGATGGAGCAAGGGAGAGAGATGATGTAATAAAATATATTGAAAAACTGAGGAAGTTTAACGAGAAAAGAGCAAACCCAAAGTACGGATTTACCAAAACCAACTTTAAAGGAGTAAAAGAAAATGAATTATTTTGACCAACTTTTAAACCGGGTCAGGTATGAAGGTGGCGAAGGCGGCGGCGGTGGTACCGGATGGTTGTCGAGTGTGCCTGAAAACTTACGCGAGCATGATGCCTTCAAAGGCGTTGAAAAAATGTCTGATGCCTGGCAGAGGTATGTTGATCTCAATGACAAGTCTAAGGATGCGCTTTTTATACCTGGCGAGAATGCTACCGATGATGAACGAAACGGCTTTTATTCGCGACTTGGCAGGCCAGAAGCTCCAGATGGTTACGAGCTGAAACGGCCTGAAGATCTGCCTGAATATGTGGTTTATGACGATGAAACGGCAGCAGGATTCGCCAAGATGTTTCATGAGGCCAATGTGCCGAAGGATATGGCCAAGAAGCTTCATGACAGCTACCTCAAGGCATTTATCGGTGCAAAGCAGCAGGAGAAGAAAGCTCTTGATGATGCCGTGAATACCTTGAAGAATGATCCCAACTGGCAGGGTGACAAGTTCGGCGCCAATACTGAACTGGCGCACCGGGCATACAAGACCCTTGCCGGTGATGACAAGGGTGCCGCTGAACTGCTTGATGTTCAGATTGGCGGCGGCCTGAAGCTTGGAGATCATCCGGCATTCCTGAAACTGTTTCATAATATCTCACAGAAGATCTCTGACGATTCACTCGAAGGTGGCCGCGGTGGCGGTCAGGGTGACCAATCAGAAGAGGAAAGGGCAAAGGCCAGGTTCCCGAATACAAAGTTTAAATAAAACTTTATATTCAATAAGGAGAACTGAAGAATGGCTACTCTTACAAGTGCTTACAGCCTGGTTGAGCAGGCAAAAAGAATTGATCCCGATGGATCGCAGGCTCAGATCGCGGAGATCCTTAACCGGAAAACCGGCATGATCCTGAATGAAGCGCCCTGGATGCCGTCCAACGACATATGGACTAACAAGACAACCAGGCGCGGCAGCCTCCCCACCGGATCACGCAGGAAGCTCAATCAGCGTGTTTCCGCATCAGTATCTCGTACCGAAGAGATCATGGATGTTATGGAGCAGATCGTTGATTACTGCGATGTCGATGTCGACCTCGCAGACTCCATGCCTTCCCCGGCTCAGTTCAGGGCTGGAGAAGTTGATGCATTCATAGAAGGACTCGGCCAGACCATAGTATCTGACATTCTCTATGCAGATGCTGACAAGGATCCTGATTCAATGCACGGCCTGGCTGCCCGGATGGGTACGCCTGATGCCCGCTTTGTAATCGATGCCGGCGGTGCAGGCTCAGATACCACTTCCATCTATGTGGTCAACTGGGGCCGTGCTACCGCTCACCTGATCTATCCGAAGAACATGATGGCCACAATGGGTGTACAGCATACCGATAAGGGCCAGGTTACCTCTGAAACTTCTTCCGGGTTGATTGAAGTCTACCGTGATCATTTTGTTATTCGCTGCGGTCTTGTTGTCAGGGATCCGCGTTCCATAGGTAGGATCGGCAGCATCGAAACTACCATAGGTGCCGCTAATTCGTTGGATGAGGATGATATCATCACCCTTCTGAACAACATGAATACCGGCCCAGGCACCCGGATCTACATGAACGAAACCCTGCTTACCCAGGCTCAGATCCGCTCCAAGGACAAAAGCAATGTTTACTGGGTACCAGGCCAGGGCAATGAGCTTACCGGAAACGCCATCATGTACTTCAACGGCATCCCGGTACGGAAGATTGAGCGCGAGATTCTGCTCAATACCGAAACCGCCATTTAATGTGAACTGACAACTATTTGATAAAGGAGAAATACTATGCCTATTATGGACGCACAACTGCTCTTTTCTGAGAGCCAGGATCTCGGAAGCACTTCCGCTTCTGCGGGCGTTGTAAGCACAAACAATGTGTATGCCCCGCAGATTAAGGATTTCAAGCACTCCAATCAGAACCAGAGAGTGAATGTTTCCGGTAAGCTGTATTGGAACAATGTAGTCGAGGATGAAGCCTTTGCAGGCTCCGGTGGCTCTGCTACCGTAACCGTATCACTGCTGGCACATACGGCAGCGATCACGGCTTCCAACTACTCGGCTGCTACCACTGTGGATAGCTTCACCATGACAGCTGATGCTTCAGGTGCTAACTACCCTGACGGCCAGCAGATCGCTTCAAGGGCCATCCCGCAGGGTCAGATTGCACCTTACATGGCGGTTTGGTACGCGGTCACTACCAAGAAGCTGAAGACAGGTTTTGTCACTTCATGGATTGGTAACGCTATCCAGCAGGGCCAGTAAGATAAACTTTTAAATTAAACTACCAGGGCCGGGTTGTGGCTCGGCCCTGGTTTCCCCAAGGAGAACTCATGCAAACAATAGAAGAAGCTGCCATAACGCCATTACACCAGCGCCTGGACTACCTGAAGGAGAAGTATGACGGATTGCTTGCCATCCAATTCGATATCGTTCCCAGGATAATGAGCCTGTTCTCCAAAGGTTATATTGTAGGGAATGACGGCAAGATCAGGCCGGCGCTTGAATCAAAGAACGTTGAAGTGCCATGGATCTATGTACGCCACAACGACAAGCTTACTTGCAAATTTTCAACTGAAGTATTGTTCCAAACCCTGGGGATTTTTCCGCGCTCCTGCATGGATTGCTGGAAGGTAGTTGTGAGGCCCAGGAACATTAAAGAATTGATCATGCTGCTGGAGCTGCAGGAAGAATACTGCGACTATCCCTGCAAGTGCGGGATTGAGCGCCGTGATCATGTGCCGGCCCTTTATGGCGGTTATTTCTATTGTAATGGGAAAAAAGAAGGATTGGATCGCCTGGATCAGGTGCGCGAGCTAGTCCATTATCATATATCACCAGAGGTGCCGGTGACCTTAAAGAGATACTGCACTGAGTTTGAATTGAAGTTCGGGCCGTCCGATCAGCTGGAAGAAACCCTGCTGAGAGGATACTACATGCATCCTGATCAGGGCCGGGTGCCTGTTATGCAGATGGGCCAGATGCAGATATGGCAGGCGGCTGCAGGGGCCATAATCGATGTCGAAGCTGACTTCTCCCGGCAGCCTGATTGGCTGAAGCAGCATGTAATCGCAGAGTTTTATAAGTGGGCCTGGAAGTACGACAAGAAGAATGCTGAATTCTTCCTCGGCAACAAGCCGCTCTATACACCGTCAAAGACCTATGAGAGAGGTGCGGTCACCGAGGATCTTGACAATGAGATCGATGAAGAGATCACCATGGAGATTGCCGAAGCGCATCATGAGCTTTACGAGATGATCCCTTCATTTGAGTGTGAACCTGGCTGCAATGCCTGCTGCGGTACGATGCAGGAATTCTCGGCATATGAATGGAGCCAGGTGAAGGATAAAAAATTCCCTGCCGGCAACCGTTGTCCTTACATCTCACCTGAAGGCTGTACCATTTACGAGCAGCGGCCACTGGTCTGCAGGCTGTTCGGCAACTGTTCTGATATGTTATGCCCGAAAGGGTTCGGCCCTGAAAAGCCGCTGAGTGAAGCCGTAGCTTCAAATATCATGGTTCAATACAATTTAATGAGGGAATAAGATGCCTGAGATAAATAAGGGCGAAAGCCGGAAGGATTATGTCAGCAGATGTATTTCAATTGTAATGGGTGAAGGCAAAGCAGAGAACGCGGAGCAGGCTGCAGCAATTTGCCATTCAAAATATGACGACGGGAAAGCCAGGGAGCGCTTTCCGAAAACCAACAAAAGAGGAGAATAACCATGCCACTGTTTTTTATTCGAGAAAACTTTCAGCACAAGGGCCGCGTGTACCGGACTAACGAGATGGGCGATGCTACTTTAGAAGTAAGCAACGCCCACCTGGCTGAAGAGCTTAAACTGGGTACGCATCCAACCAGCAAGAAACCACTGTCAGGATTGCTTAACCATTGCGTTCCTGCAGACGATGCAACCCGCGCCCTGGTGGATCCTGAATTCGCCAAGGAGTACAACAAGAAGAGCAAAGCCGAAATTGAGGCCGAGAAGCAGGAAGCGGCAACTGATAAGAAGGCTGCCGAGATGGATGCGAAGGAAGCTATTTACGCCGAGTTTGACGAGATGGGCAAAGCCTATAATCGCTCATGGGGGCTGAAGCGCCTGAAGGATGAATTGATCAAGGCGAAGAAGGCTACCGGAAAATAATAGAGGTACACAATGTCTGCTTCTGAAGTACAGATCTGTAACATGGCCCTGCTGAAGTACGGTGATGTTTCCATTACATCGCTTAATGACGATACCAAGCAGGGCCGTGCCTGCAAGGTGCTTTACCCGCTCTGCCGCGATCTCATGCTGTATAACCACAATTGGAACTTTGCGGTAACGAGAAAGGATATAAGCGCCGAGCTTGCCACTACTCCTGCATTCCAGTGGAGCTATGCCTACACCCTGCCGGCTGATTGCATGAGGGTGCTGCAGCTGTACGGCACCGAGGATAAGTGGCAAGTGGAGAGCAACGAGCTGCTCACAAACAAGGAAGAGGAGATCTATATCCGGTACATTCAGTATGTAACCGAAACCGGGCGCATGAATCCTGCCTTTGTCCAGTGCGTTGCTACGCTCCTGGCTGCCGAGCTGGCCGTGAAGATTAGAGGTGAGAAGGCGGTTGCCATGCGGCTCAAGTTCCTCGAAGAGCTTGATGTAAGATGGCTGCCGGATGCCCAGAGGCTGAACGCCATTGAAGGTCACCGAGATCTTCAGACCGGGGAGCAGGCGCTCGACCAGGGCAACTTCTCATGGCAGAAGTACGGTCATAGCGGCTACGCCGACATAACCGATGAAATACCGAGCGATACGATATGAACGGCTACCTTTCCCAGACTAACTTCACCGGCGGTATCTTCTCTCCCTTGATGGAGGGCCGTACCGATTTTGAGAAGTACGCCAATGCGGTCAAGCGGGGGGAGAACTTTATCATATGGCCGCATGGCCCAGCCCAGCTGCGGCCAGGTACGAAGTATATTGCAACGGTGAAGGATAGCAGTGATACAACCATCCTGCTGCCGTTTGAGTTCTCGGTCACCCAGGCTTATATCATTGAAGCAGGGGATCAGTATTTCAGATTCTACAAGGATCAGGCCCAGATAACTTCCGGCGGCTTACCCTATGAGATCTCAAACGACTATGTCACTGCCGATATTGACGAGGTTAAATACACCCAATCTGCAGATGTCCTGTATCTCTTCCATGGTGATTATCCAACCGCAAAGCTTACTCGTACAGGGCATACAGCCTGGACTATTGCCGATATAAACTGGAAGCCTGGCGCGATGACCGTGCAGGCAATCCAGCCGGCTGCCACTTTGACATTGTCAGCCGTAACAGGATCAGGCATTACCGTCACTGCCGGGGCTGCAGTGTTTCAGACAGGTGATGTAGGCCGGCAGATTGAGTCTGGGATAGGACTATTATCAATTACAGGGTTTACCTCGACAACGGTGCTTACCGCTGATGTAATCGATGATTTTTCATCAGTTGGGCCGATTGCTTCAGGTTCCTGGGATCTTAAAGGCTCACCGAATGGCTCATTGCTGCCTGATATACAGGAGCCGGTGGGGGCCATATGCACCCTTACGGCTTCCGAGGATGAAGCCGCACTTGCTGATATCCTGACCGCCATGCTTGACGGTACCAATAAATGGATAGCTTCAGGATCCGGTACAAACGAATATTATTACAATGTTGCACTGGCAGCCAAGCCTTCCAGCGTAAGAATTGATGGCACTACTATTATTGAAGGATCGGTGGGAACTCTTGGCATCTCACAGTGGGATTACGGTGATAACGATGCCATTGGCGGTGACCGTGTTTATATAAGACTCTCTGATGGCGCTGATCCTGACAGCAAATATGCAACCGAGGGAGCGAACTATATTCAGTATGTCGATTCAACCACTTCAAAAGACCTGTTCAGATCCACCGATGTAGGTAAGTTTGTCCTTATCCATGGAGGCGTTGTCAAGATAAACACATACACCTCGGCAACCCAGGTATCTGGCGAGATACTAAAAGAGCTTTCATCTACTGATGCATCACTCAGCTGGACGCTTGAAAGTGAAACCTGGAACGCCACAAACGGCTACCCATCATGCGGCACTTTCTTTGAAGACCGCCTCACGGTTGCCGGATCGCCTGAGTTCCCTGAAACCGTCTGGGGTTCGGTTGTGGGTGATTATGAGAATCATACTCCTGGGGTGGACGATTCCGATGCTTACCAATTTTCCCTGGCCGGCAGGAAGGTAAATGTAATCCGGTGGATTGAGCCGCGTGAATACCTCATGCTTGGCACGGTTGGCACTGTTTTCAGGCTCGGCCCGGAAGATACCGGAGATCCTCTGACTCCGCTGAATGTGGTTGCAAAAGACATAAAAGTACCTGGGGTACAGGATCTGCTCCCGATTGATGTACCCGGAGCCACCCTCTACACCCAGCGGCATGGCAAGAAGATCCGAGAATTGACCTATAAATTTGAGATAGGCGAGAGCGGCGGCTTTGTGGCGCCGGATCTTACACTCCTGGCTGAGAACCTTTTCAAGGATAGCACCATTGTCAGTAAGGCATATCAGGAAGAGCCGATTCCGATGCTATGGATTGCACTGGCCGATGGCTCGCTTCTCAGCCTGACCTATCTCAGGGATGAAAATATTGTCGCGGTGATGGATCACCCCATGGACAATGGCTTGGTCAAAAGCCTGGCCGTCATCCCCGGAACCGGCTATGACGAGCTTTGGATGATAGTGGAGCGCACCATAAACGGATCCACCGTCAAGTATGTTGAAATGATGGAAGAGATCTTCAAAGACAGCGCCAGCACCTATGCAAGCAATTCAGGTTTGAATGCGTTTTTTGTCGATAGCGGCATCACCTATAACGGCGCTGCTACCAAGACCATAACAGGGTTAGATCATCTTGAAGGTGAAACCGTAGCCGTCCTGGCAGATGGCGCTTATGCCGGAACCTTTGTTGTTTCTGGTGGCAGCATCACCCTCAATGTGGCGGCTTCCATCGTTCATGCAGGGCTTCCGTTCACCGGCACCATCCAGACCCTGAAACCCCATGCAGACCTGGCAGACGGTACGGCCCAGGGAAGGCAGGCCCAGGTTGTCGATATGATCGTGCGGGTAAAAGATTCTGGGCCGTTTAAGGTTGGGCGCGATGAAAGCAATCTTGATACAATTCAGGATCCTGAGATTACCCAAACACTCGGCGGCTCATATCCATTATTTACCGGGGATCTGCGGTGTAACTTTGAAGGCCAGATCGACAGGGATATCAGCATTTACATAGTGCAGGATAAGCCTATGCCTTTAACACTGGTCTCCATATACCCTGAAACTTCTATTGAGTAGGAGATAAACAATGCCTTGGCTATTAATCGCTGCAGTACTCTCAACTGCCGCAACCGTTTACTCAGGCTATCAATCTTATAAGGCTGAGAAAGCTAATGCCAGGATAGCGGAGCAGAATGCCCTGGCTGCAGAGCAGAAAGCTGAATACGATGCCAAGATCCACAGGGATAAGGTGCGGCGAATTCTAAGCTCCCAGATAGCCAAGTACGGCAAGAGCGGTGTAGGGTTTGAAGGCTCGCCGCTCCTGGCGCTTGAGGAAACAGTAGGCGAGGGTAAGCTTGATGAATTGGCCATACTTTACGGCGGTGATCTTGAAGCATCCCAGCAGCGCTCACAGGCAAGTATCCACAGGATGCAGGGTAGGACGGCTTTCGGTACAAGCTTGCTTCAAGGTGGAAGCACACTCCTGGCCGGCGGCATGAAGTCATATAAAGTAAAACAAAAAACAGGGAAATGGGGTTAATCGATGCCTACCATCCAAAGATATACAAGATCTCAGACTATCCCGGCAGGATCGGGAAATGTAAAGGTTGATCCCAATGTGGCAGCTGCCGGCGGCAGGGCTGTAGCAGAAACGGCTAATACCGCTTTTGATGTAGTCCTTGAGCATAAGGATCGGCTGAGAAAGCTTGAAGAGGATTCGCTCTTTACGAACCTGAGAAATGACTTCAATCTTGAATCAAATACTATCCTCATCAACGAGCGGCAGAAGACCAGGCAGGATGCAGTTGATGGGGTTGCTCGATATGATGAATGGACAAAGACCAAGATAAAAGAACTTACAAAAGACATTACGAACCCTGAACTGCTGAACCGGGTTAACGAGTCGCTGACAAGAAGCTCCTACTACACCAGAACCGATATAGCCTCTCACCAGGCAAACGAGATGCGCCTGATCCGCGAGGATGACAGGAACAATGCTGTAAGGGTTTCAATTGAGCAGGCAGCCACAGGGAACCTTTACCAGGCGCTGGACTCTTATAACGAAACTTTAAATACTCAGGTTGCCAGCGGGGCCATCAGCGAAGGAGTGGCTAAAGAGGAAAAGCTCGTTGCGGTTGAGAAAATAGCGACCGCCCACCTTGAAAGCGTGATGGCTGATTCACCGCATGAGGCGGCCAATATGATTGAATCGGGGTACTATGCAGAGCTTATACCCGGTGATAAACTTAAAAAATATGCTGAAATGGCTGATAACAGGATCAAGGCGAAGGAGCGTGATGCGGAAGCCAAAGCGCAAAAGGCAGAGGCGCTCGCCAAAGAGATACGAACCCAGGCAGTCAGGGAATCAAATACCCGGCTTACCGATTTTATGATTGCTGGAGAACTCACCGAAGAAGCTATCCTGAAGGAACTTGAAAAATATCCGCGTGATGACGATGGCCAGGATAAGGCCCACTGGTATAATGCGCTTGAGGCCCAGAAGAAAGAATCCAAGAAGCTGGCTGCAGATGGGTATAAACGGCCAAACAATGAAAACATGGAAGCGCAGCTTCAGTATGAAATTGCAACAAATATAGAAAGAATAAAAAATGACGAGCGGTACAAGGATCAGATCGAAAAGAAATTGCGGGAAGCTCTTGTCATGGATGGCGGTATTGATGCTGGAGCATTCAGAAGGCTTTCCGATGAAGTGGATCCAAAGGATAAAGACCCACTTAAAGATGGCGCTAAGAAGGTGGCCTATAAAAGGCTTAATGATTTATATGCGGCGCGAGCTATCGATACCGATGAATGGACGGAAAAAACACTGCTACTGCAGAAATATATAAACAATCATTATAATTCCGATAATTTTGATCCTGTCGAGTATGAAACGGAACTGGAAGAAGAAGCCAAGGATGGAGCCTTAAATGCTTTGGTTGGCAATTTGTTTTCTTCAATAGGACCATACGAAACAGAAGAAGAGAGGAAGAAGCGGCTTGAAGCTAAAGCGGAAGGAGTCACTTCTATAACTCCTGAAGAAACTGAAAGCAATGAAGCCATTGAAGGCACAACATACTCAGCACCTACATGGTGGCTTGAAGATGCAAAGAAAATGAACCCGGAAAGCACGGAAGAGGAACTTATTAAGTATTATTCCAATAAATACGGAAACCCTGAATAATGCCTGAAATTATTGATCCGATTGAGGAGCTGAAGGAAGAAAACAGGCCTCAAATTGTTGATCCTCTTACTGAGAAGCTCACCATCTCAGAACCGTTTTCCATGATGCCGGCCCATGAGGTTTCAGGCGTTTTAGGTGATAAGCGATCAGAAGCCGGAGTCAGGGCTTTATCGGATTCCCACGAGATGAAAGTATCACCGCAGCTGGCACTGTTTTTAAGTGAGAAGCTGGCAGAGCGCGAGAAAACAGATTCTGAACTGGCAAAGAGAAGGACTACCGCATGGCAGCGTGTGCAATCGTCATGGACAACTGGCTTGGTTCAGAATCAATTGGGCCTTGCCGGCAGCGATTATCTGCTGACCGGAAATCCTGATGATTACCTGAGAATGCTTGAGGTTCAGAGTACGATGCCGGAGCAGTATGAATCTGAGGGGCCGATAGAATACTCAGTAAGGTCAGCTGCCAAGTTTCTACCCATGATGATAGATACAGGCATAGAAGCAAGCAAGCAGGGTTTGAAGGTTGGAATGGGGTTCGGGCTTATGACCGCGCTCCTGGGCCAGGCTGGCCCTCAAGCTGCCATCCCTGAAGAAGCCTTTACCGTTCCTGCCATGACCATGTGGGGATACAAGATTGGGGCAACAAGCAAGGCTTTTGAACTTACTGCTAGGAAAGAGGGTGGGCTTGCACTATCTGAACTCATGCAGCTGAGAGATGACAAGGGCAACTCTATCGATCCCAATATAGCAAGGGCTGCTTCTTTCGGGGTTGGCGTTTTAAACGGTGTTATTGAGCTTGGCCAGATCAGGATGCTGCTCAAGACAATACCGGGCGCTGACAAGATATTTTCCGCTGCAGCGGTTGAAGCTTTCCGAAGTAAATCAATCAAGAAAAGGCTGCTTGATATCGGCAAGAAATATGTAGGTACGGTAGCCGGTGAAACAGGTCAGGAAGTGGCACAGGAGTCTGTTAATGTTGTCTTTGAAGAAATAGCGAAGGTTCTGAACAATAAATATTATGACACCGAGTTCGATCTGGTCTTCAGTGACCGCGGGGTTAACCGTGACCAGCTCATGGAAGTTATCCAAAGGATGAAAGATACAGCCCTTGAGTCTGCTGCCGGGTTCTCTGTAGTTGCACTCCCTGGATCCGTTACCCGCGCCGGCTTGGAAATTACCAGCAAGAAGGAATCCAAAGGCGAAAAGACGATTCGCTCTTTTGTTGAAAGCACAGGGTTTGAAGAGGATTCAGATTACGAGATCATGGGTATCCATGAAGAGGATGAAGAAGGGAAACCCACATTTGTTACGGTAGTCGACAAGCAAACAGGCTATACTTTCCCAGTAAAGGTTACTTCCGTTGAGGATAAGGAAGGAAACCTTACCGTCCAGATTACCGATACACCTGAAGACCTTCAGAAAAAGATTGAAGCGGCAAGGGCCGGCGAGAGCCAGGATACCGTTAATACGCTCATCGACAAGATAATAGCCAGTGAAGGGAAAACTGAAGACCTGGCAATTGATGAGGCTATCGATTTCGGAAAGCCTGAAGAGCAGCCGCTGTTCACCCAGTTCAGGTCACAGGTCACCGAGGTGCTTGGTGATCAGCAGCAGGCCGATGTAGTTGGCAAGATTCTGGAAGCCCGCGCAAAAGCCGTAGGAATGTCACCTGATGAATACCTTGAATATCACGGCCTCACGGTGCGGCAGGCTACCGCCGAGGAGCAGGCAGCGTTTGGGGCTACCAATAAGGCAGCCATTGACTTTGCCGATGAGAACAATGTCATCATCAAGGCGTTCAGTAATGCCGATGTTTCATCTGTGGTGCATGAGCTTGGCCATCTCTTCAGAAGGGATATGTCTGCAGCGGATCTCGCAATCGCGGAGCAGTGGGCCGGCGTGAAGGATGGTGTATGGACAAAAGAGAGCGAGGAGAAATTTGCCAAAGGATTTGAGCGTTACATGAGAACCGGGGAGGCGCCCACAAGGGAACTGCAGGGAGTTTTCGACCTTCTTAAAAATTGGCTGCGGGAGATCTATAAAGTTATAGACCAACTTAGAGAAGCAAGGGTAACCCCAGAGATTAAACAGGTATTTGACAATCTGCTGACCGAATCTGACAAGGCCGAGCGTAATGCCAGGCTTGAAAAGGAAGCAGCTGCAGCAAGTAACGATGTATTATTCCAGACCCTGGAAACCCTGAAAGATGTCGCTGACGAAACGGCTCAGTCTATTTCTATTTATAAGGTGACAAATCCCAAATTTTTTGAAAAGTTTGATTGGCTGACAAAGGATAGATTCGGAGATTTTAAATATACGCCAGAGAGTGATAATTTTGTTGGAGTGACAAAGCTGCATGAGATATGGCAAGAAGCAAACAGACAAGGTGAAAGAATCCTCTACCAATCAGAACCACAGGCACAACCTATCTACATGAAGATCACCTCAGTGGCAGATAAATTCCAGGGCATGAAAGCCCAATCCGTTTTTAACTGGCTCCTGAAGCAGGGCGTTAAGAAAGCCGAGCTTGAGGCAATTGGATTAGACCTCTGGCTGAAGGCCAAGAAAGGCACAGACAAGGTAACCCCGGAAGAGCTTCAGGATTTTGTCAAGGCGAATAACATTGAAACTGAAGATGTTATGCTGGGGGAAGTACTGTCAGAAGAGAACATAGAAAGATCAAAAGACCTATATTACGAACTTGAAGAAATGGGTTTTGGGGTAGCGTTTGAGGACGATGATGGGTTTCTTACTCCTTCTCACCTTACCTACGAAACAGATGAGGGAGAAAATATTCCTGTTAGCAATGCCCAACTGACTCCAGAAGTAATAGCAAAAAGAGATGAGTTGTTTTCTTTATATGGTTCTGAGAAAACCCAATTCTCTACCTACCAACTCCCAGGCTCAGTAGATGGCAGCTACCGTGAGATGTTTGTTGCGGCTCCTAGAACCAAAGAGCCAACAGAAACTCCAGAGTATGCCGAACTGGCCGAGTTTTTCAAGCAGTACATACCAAAAGCTTTGCCAGATGATACCCTTGTATGGGATGAACCAAACGAAGAGGGATTCTTTACGGTATCGACATTTCTCGGCCCACACAGAGATGGCATACTGGTAGAGGTTTTTAATACAAAGGAAGAGGCTTCTGCGTTCATAACCAAGTTCAATAGATACAAAGAACTGCACAGCGAAATATACAGGGGCGGCTGGCAAGACGGTCACTCCCAATACTCAGACATAGAGAACCCCATAGTCCGTATACGGTTTAATGAGCGCACCGGAGAGAACGGAGAACGCATCCTGTTCATCGAGGAGATGCAGGGGCCATCGCCAGCAGAGCAGAAGAAGATGCCAGCCTATCTCCGTGACAACCTGTACAATATAGGAGTCAAGCGGATACTGGCCTACGCCAAGCAGAACGGATTCGATGCGGTGAGTTGGACTACCGGAGAGCAGCAAGTAACGAGATATGAGGAAGCCATACGCAAAGAGGTTTCAGCAGTTTACTATATGCCGAAAAGGCAGACCCTTGTAGCGTTTGACTCAAGAGGAAACCGTGTATTAAATGAGAATAATGTAACAGAAGAAAGAATAGAGGAGTTTGTTGGGAAGGAAGCGACAAAACAACTATTAGAGTCCGAGCTTAAAAATGAAGCCGAGGAGGCTGGTGGTGATGCATATTATGAAATCTCCGGCCTCGACCTGAGGGTGGGCGGCGAAGGACTCAAGCGACTATACGATGTAACCCTGCCTCAGATGTTTGAAGCATACGGCAGGGAGAAGGTCAGGGAGTCAATTATACCAATTGGCAAACTTGAATCATTTACATATGATGGAGTGACAATAACAGACCCAACTCTTGATGAGCAAGGAATGCCCCTATCTGTTTCTCCAGAAGAATATTACGGAGAGGCATATACTGAATACAAAAAAGCTGCCAGGGTTGTTAATCTTCCGCAGCCATCCATCCCCATAACCAATAAAACTCCGCAGGCGTTTACTTTGTTTCAGGCTGATACAGTTCAGCAGCAGCAGGACATCATGGTAACCTCAGAAGCAATTGACGAGGAAACCGGGGAAGTTGTAACCGTTGAAGAAAAGTCTGATGTAGCGCTCGCAGCCATTAATGAGCGGATCGATGCTTACTCTAAACTCTTGGAGTGTTTGACCAGATGAGAACGATCAGATCGAAAAAGAAAAAGGATCCTGCGGTTCCAGAGCCGTCCATGCTGGATAAGTTCAATGAGTTGATCTCCGGCATCATGGGAATGTTCACCAACCATTCCAAGCAGACCAATGAGCTTATCGCCAGCCTGAAGGAAGAGATGGCCCGGAATGCCGCTTTAACTGAGGCCCATAATAAATTGCTCATGGCGCTTACAGAGTCTTTGAACGGTGAAAAGGAGAGGCCCATAGTTGTCAATAATCCAGAAAAGGAACTGATTGCGGGCTGGGAAGTATCAGGATTTGAGAGGGATTACCTGGGGCATGCAGAGAAGTTCACGCTCACTAAAATTAAGCAATTAGACAGTTAGCGGTGATATGGGCGTACGGCATAAAAAAGTACTCAATTTCGGCACCCAGGATCCAGCTGATAACAGGGTTCAGAAGAATGGATGGAACGATGATCACATATATGTTGCCATGGCAGAGCCGGCAGATGGAGATGTCGAAGAGAATACAGCATATCCTTGGATGTCAAATGGCACCGGCTACGGAAATGCCGGAGATATCTGCATAAAGATAAACTCAGGCGGTACGATTAAAACAGCAACCTTGGTACCATTTTCGTTGATATCATGAAATATTTAACCGTTATATTCCTGCTCATAGCAACCCATGTCCATGCTGCTAATACAGCTTTGTATGACGATGCCGCTCAAACAGTCACCAACAAGACAATAGAGTGTGAATCTACAACTCTAAGCGGGGATTGCCAGAATACAAAACCAGAGGCGGTTTTACTTTCTAGTTTTGCAGGAAAAGGATTGCTTGGTGAAGGTGGTGCAACTTCCATAGATGTAAAACCAGATGTTTATTGCGCTAATATACCAGTTCAGATTTCAGTTACAAATTGGCTGGTTGGTTATGTTCCAGACGCAATGACGGTTACGAGTATATATTGTCTTGTCGATGCAGGAACAAGTGTAGACTTAACTCCAAACGAATGTGACGGAGATGGTGCTAACTGTAGTGCAATTGAGGCAACGATTACCTGCGGCTCTACAGGCCAGACAATAGCACAAGCCGATATAGACAATACAGATTTAGATGCAGGT